TTTACTTGTGTGAGCGGTTTCCTTTATAGGGCCTAAAAAAAATTGGGGACGCTTCGCGTCAAAGCTTCTTTAGATTCCAACCCTCTGGGGGGCTATTGGTGATCTCATAGCAATTTTTATTCGCCTTGAGGGCATTTGAAAACTGGGCGAAGCAGGTATTATCATCTCTCCATTTACCATAACAGATTACTATATCGCTAATGTTCACCAGGTCAGTCTTTTGTTCTTCTGTTAGATCATACCCATATAAGAACTCTAAGCCTTCTTTTGAACTGTTAATTTTTTCCATACAAAGCTCTGCGAAGGCTGCTTCTCTTTCTTTCCCAATACCGTAAACATACTTTGCATTGCTTAATATTACTTCAAATTGTGATGTCATTGCTTAATCTCCAGTGGAAGCTCAGTATTGGCTATAAAGGCTTCTCTATTTTTGTGCCAGGAATCTCTACCTACTAGCTCACCTCTGGAGTTATGTAGGATGTTCATGTCAATTACTTTATTTGTGTATCCCTTGAGGAATGATTGAGAGGTGTAATGAATATCGTAGAAGTCCCACTCTCCTTCAAAATACTCAGGCTTCTCTAGACCCACCTCATCTATTACCTGCTTTCTTGCTGCCAAGAATAAACCATCAAGAACAACCACATCGCCTGGAGGACCGTAAGGCGTGAGGTACTCTTGCCCTTCTGAATTTAAATGAAGAACCTTCCCTTTGTGCTTTTTTTGTTGCCATTCTCTCTGGTTCCACCAAATAGCCTCTGGACCTAAACAGGTAGTTCCTGCTGGACCGACAAACCCTGCTTCTGGTAAAGACAGGGCTTCTGTGAGCTTCCTTACAAACTCTTGAGGGTGTTCTCTAATCTCAATATCGTCATGACAAAAAATCATGATATCTTCAGGTTTAGGATCTATCTTTTGGTAGGCTCCTGTATATGCTTTAAATAAGGACTTAGCTCCAGCTAGTAAGTAGACTCCAATACCACAACTACATAAAAAAGCTAAGAGTTTATCAGTTGTTTCACTAACCTCGTCTCTTGAACGAGTACATATTACAGCGTGTATCTTCATATACTATAATATAATGACTAAGCACCCTTTTTATGGAAAAACAAGAATTATTAAAAGAATTTAAGAGATGTGCTGAAGATCCCATCTACTTTATATCCAAGTACGTTCGAGTTACCCATCCTGTTCGAGGATTAGTTCCGTTCAAGCTGTACCCTTTCCAGCACCGTATCCTAGAAGACTTAGAAAACTATAGATTTAATATTCTAAGAAAATTTAGGCAAGCGGGATGCACTACCATTGCAGCTAGTTATTCTCTTTGGATGGTAATCTTTCAAAAGCACAAATCTGTTATTATTCTCTCTAAAGGAGACTCTGAGTCAACAGAAGTACTTGATAGAATCAAACTTATGTACGAGGAGCTTCCAGAATTTCTTAAGCCTGGTATTGCCGAAGATAACAAGCATAATATGAAGCTCAAAACAGGTTCTGTTATCAAATCACGACCTTCTGGCAAGCAATCAGGTAGATCTCTTGCAGGATCTTTCTTAATTATCGACGAAGCGGCATTCATTGATTCTATTGATACTATTTGGGCAGCCGTATACCCCATTATCTCAACGGGTGGCCGAGCTTTCGTCCTTTCTACGGTTAATGGTATTGGAAATTGGTACCACGATGTGTATCAAGCTGCTGTTAATGGGGAGAACTCCTTTCATCCTATTGATATTAGGTGGCAGGAGCATCCTGAGTACCATTATAATCCAGACTATGAAAATCTGTATGAAGGGATGAGAGAAAAAGGTCTTGATATCTACAGTTGGGAGAAAACCACTAAAAAGAACCTTCCAACCAAACAATGGTTACAAGAATACGAGTGTTCTTTCCTTGGAACAGGTGAAACTTTTGTTGAAGGTGATATTTTGAAGCAACTTTCTCAACAAACAAGTGAAGATTACTATACAAAACATAACAACAGGATGAGGGTGTGGCAGGAGCCCCAGCCGCAATATAATTATATGATATCTTGTGATACTTCTCTCGGTCGAGATCGAGATTATTCCGCATTTCACATAATCAATATGTATAATGGACAACAAGTTGCGGAGTTCTACTCTAATAGGACACCGATAAATGATTTTGCTAAAATAATATCTACGGAAGGTATGCTATATAACATAGCGCACGTTATCTGTGAGCGAAATACTATTGGAAACAACTTAATCGACTGGCTGTACAACATGTACGAATACGAAAACTTATGGGCTGATGAGAAAGGAGATTTAGGTTTCCAGGTCACAGCTAAAAACCGTGATAGCATCTTGGCTTCCTTGGAGGAGGCTATCAGGACCGACTTAATTAAAATCAACTCAACAAGAACTTGCGATGAGCTTATGACCTTTATCATTACAGATACAGGAAGGGTTCAAGCTGAACGAGGACACCATGATGATTTGGTGATGAGTTTAGCTTTAGCGGTGACTGCATATAAAGACTTAATAGATACGAGTCCAATTGATTTCGTGTCTCGCGTAGACAAAATGGAAGCTCCAGCAATGCCCTCAAAGCATTACAAGCCCGAACTAAAAACCTCATTTGGAGCAGTGAGTGAAGAGGATTACCGATGGATAATGAAGTAAACAAAAACGAAAATGAAGAGCAGCTTGATGAAAGTGGTTATACCACTTTTGGTGGAAGCGCAGGACGCGCAGGTTCTTATTATACCCCTACGGGTCCCGTTGGTCGATTCTTTGCAAAGTTTTTTGCTAACAAGGCTCAGTATGCAGCAGTAAAAGCCATGGACCAGGGGAAGGTCCATCCTCTCGCAGGTGATACGGTTGTAAGCACCGAGGTTGTTAAGGACTCTAAAATTGATGACGCTCCTGCAATGGGTGGGATCTCTAGAAATCCAATTCTTCCTCAGTTAGAATTGAACCGCAGAAGACGGTATAAAGAATACGAAGAAATGGACGAGTATCCTGAGATCGGCGCAGCCTTTGATATTTACTCAGATGACGCTACACAGAAGGGAGCCAGATCGGAAAGATGGACAGTCCAATCTGAAAGCCAGATGGTGGTAGATGAGGTTGAAGCTCTTTTTGAGCAGACTCGGATGAATAAGTTTTTGTGGGATATCATCAGAAATACAGTTAAGTACGGAGATTGCTTTTGTGAGTTAGTTCTGGACGTTACTAAACCCCAAGAAGGGATTAAAAAGATCAAGATTCTTAATCCTAATTGGATTATTAGAGTAGAAAATGAGTTTGGTTACTTGAAGAAATTTTTGCAAGAGATTCCTAATATGGAGTCCTTGCAATACTCGGAAGTTAATAGTAACGTGGGAGACAAGCCCGTAAAGTATATTGAACTAGATAAGAATCAGATTGTTCACTATCGTCTCCATACTTCTGATCCTGTCTTCTATCCTTATGGAAAATCAATCGCTGCTTTGTGTATGCGTGTCTTTAGATCTCTAAAAATGATGGAGGATGCGATGATGATCTATCGTCTATCTAGAGCACCCGAACGTAGAATCTTTTATGTGGACACAGGTAACCTTCCTACAAGTAAGGCTGAGATGTACATTGAACGATTAAAACAAAAGTTCAAAAAAGAAAAATACTATAACACTAATAACAACTCTGTTGATTCCCGATTTAATCCTATGTCTATGGATGAGGATTTCTTCGTTCCGACTAAGAACGGAAGAGGCACCAAGATTGATACTCTTCCTGGAGCCACCAACCTTGGAGAGATTGAGGATGTTAGGTACTACAGAGATAAGCTTCTCGCTGCTCTCAAAGTGCCGAAAGATTATATTGTAGAGAAGGACTCTTCCCCTGAAAGAAAAGCTAACCTTTCTCAGCTTGATGTTAAATTTGCTAGAACTATTCAACGAGTACAGGTTGATATTGAGACGGGTTTAGAGAATATGGCAAAACGTCATCTTCAACTTAGAGGTTTCCCCGCGTCTTTAATTAAAAAACTAAAAATTAGACTACCCGAACCTTCAGATATGTCGGCAAAGAGAAAGCTTGATATTGATGAACAAAAAACTAGAGTTATCCAAGCTGTTCAGCAACTACAACTATTTTCTAAAGATGAGATCTACAAGGAATACTATGATATGACACCTGAAGAGATCACTCTGATGAAAGCAGCAATGGAGAAGCAGAAAGAAGAAGATATGGCACAAAAACAACAGGAGATGGAGATGGAAGCTTCCATTGGTGGTGGAGAGGGAGCAGACGCACCAGGCGCACCCATGGCTGGTCCTACCCCAGAAGAGGCAGGGGGACAAGAAGGGTTGGAAAATGTTCCTCCCACAGCGAACGAAGAAAAGGTTTCTAGTTTAGAAACTTTAAGAGAATTAGTTCTAGATGATGATAAAAAACAGGTTATTTCTAGAATAATCAAAAAACAACAACAAAAAACGTAAGGTACTTATAAAAACTTACATATATACTTTATGAGTGCAAAAATGGAGATTCACAATGTTTTCAAAATTATTTGAAGAAAGAGATAAAACTATCTCATTATTAGTTAAGTTGGGAGATTGCTTGTCAAGATCTCTCCGAGAGAATGTTACGTTATTTGCTATTGATAGTAATAACTCTCAAGTTACCTATTTGTCTGAAAGCAATAAGGTAATCAGCGGTAATTTTGAAATTGACGAAGACGTTAAAATTAAAAAGATCAAAGTTCAGGACTCTTCCATCTTCGAAGATGGTCAAGAGTATGACAGCTTTGTTAATGAAAAAATTCATTCTTTTGTTGAAGGGATTCACTATGGAGAATACTCAAGTGCGGAAAGCTCTTTTGAGGATATCCTTTCTTTGTGGGAGAACCGATTAAAACTTGGTTCTGTTCAACGAAGGCTTTATGAAAAAACGTCTCGCTTGGAGGGCTTAGAAAGTATTCTAGAGTCTGACGAGTTTCAGAAGTTAATTGAAGTGAGTCCTCAACTAAGGGACTTTTTATCAGAGGACTCTGATAAGATCTTTAGTGTTCCCGAAATTAAGAACGCAGTAAATCTATCTAATTCAGTATCTCAAGCTTTTGATTTCCCATATCTTTCTTACGAAGAACTAGAAGAAAACAAATCCTACACACTTAAAGATGGAGTTTCACCTTCTATTTATGAGATGATTTGTAGACAAGAGCTTGTTAAGAAAGAGTTAGTCGAATCTAAAAAGAACTTCGATCTAATCTGGGCTGATAACAGTGCAATTAGAAAGCTTTCAAGCATGATCTTTGAGAGTGATGAAAATGTTGTAGTGGCTCTTTCAGAGGCTTTAAAGGAAGTTCCTTATCTTTCCTTAGCTTCTAAGAAGAGTTTACATAAAACTTTTAGTAGTTGCTTATCTCAGGTTGACGGCATTGGCGTTTCAGAAAAAGACATCCAGGGCTTCTCAGCTAAGATCTTTGAGTATAAGAAAGAAGTTAAAGAAATGTTTATTGAAAGCATCAACGAGAAGTATGGAGTTAATATTCAAAACCTCCAAGAGCCAGCCTCATTTAAGAGCCTTGCAAACACTCAAGTGGTAATCTTTGAGTCTCTTTCTCGACTAGCCCCCAAAGGGAGCGTTCTTAAGCAGGTGCTTTCTGAGATGGCCCTATTTATGAAAGGCAAAGCAGGAGTTGAGACTATTGATGTAAATACCTTCCTGTTTGAGACTTTTTGTGAGTCGGGATATAGAGATCTTCTTGATGAGGCTAGTGCTTCACCTAAAGAAAAGAAGATTGATTTCAAAAGACTTGCTAAGAATTTAGGCGATGTCCAAGATGCTATTTCTACTCTTCAGAAACAAACAGGAGGTAATCCCACCGCTGATAAAGATGAAGAGTATTCTAGTGATGAGAATGTTGACAAAAAGCAGTTAGAGACACAAGACGAGTCCGAAGCGGAAGTACCTGCTGAAGAGGAAGCTCCGCAAATGGCTGCGGCTCCCCAACCAGAAACAAGCGATAAAGTTGTTAAAGAACTTTCTGACCTAGAAGGTATGGTAGCCGATATTGCTGCCGAGATTGCAAATGATAATCAGGAGGAAAACTAATGGAAACACAATTTAGGCCCTACGGAATGGTTATTCAAATTGCAGACGCTACTGCGTCGGGTCTTGTTTTACGAGACACTGACGGAACGGCTCTTAAATGTAACTTTATTTCTATCGAAGCTTCAGGAGAAAACCCTGATGCTTACTTTAGGGTTGGTATGGATGCTCAATCCCAAGCAACCCCACTTGCGAACTATAAAACGGCAGCCCTTAGTCTTGGATCTACCGCTAGTGGTGTAATCGGAGGTTACGCAAGTGTTAATAAAGGTGTAGTTGAGTTTTTGCTGGCTGATGGTGACAGAACAGATACTATTAATCTACAATTAGATGAAGCAGGAGCTTGCAACTTCTTTATAAATTACGGTCAAATCCAGCATGGCAATGGTTTGCGAGATAATAATCGACCAAATGGAAACTGATGGTAAAGGTTTCAAAGTTTGGGCCTAAAGCTGTAGGGACTACTTATAGCTTCAGAGGTGGAAGGTCTGGTTCTTCTAGATCAACAAATGCAACCTGTGTGATGTATGAGGATCGTACTAACTATGTCGTTTTTCGACTAAGAGGTAATGGTAAAGCATCAGGGTCTAGAGGGAATCGGTGGAAAGTTTTACTTTACAAAGTTAGTAGTGGTAGATTCTCCTTCAGGCTTGTTAACCCTTCTGGAGATATCTTGGTTACACTTACTAGGACAGGTGGGATGGCTAATCTTATGGCCGCAGTAAATGCAAATGCTACTGTTAGCG